GTCAGGGTTAGTGCAAGTGCCCAGACCAACCCTGCCGCTGCGAATCTGCGGTTCACTTCCCCGTAGAACCGAAGGCTTTGTCGTTTGGGTTAAGCCAGCGCAAAATCACTGGCGCAACCGCTGCAACCCCTGCCATTGCAAGGGTTTTTGGGTCTGTCACACCTGCCATGTATAAGGCGAGCGCAGCTGCTAAAAATGATCTACCCCATGAGGCTGCTAGGGCTTTGGCTTGTTCCATTTTTTCTCCTTTTTTGGTTTATCTGCCATTTTTGGCATTTCAACACTAGGAAATTCTCCCTTGTAAGGTGTGAATTTAGGAATACCAAAACCAACAATTTCTTTGCCTTGACCAAATCCCCGGACTTTGACCATGACCATTCCACCGTTGCGCTGATCTCCCGAACCGCTGGTGTTGCCTTCGATCGTCAAACATGTTTTGTTGTCGATCAAACCAACAACAATTCCAATGTGACTAATTTTGTCAACGCCGTCGTGTGGAAAATCCATGAACGCCAAATATCCTAGTTGCGGAATGTTCGACCAGCGGTTGATTTCCTTAAATTTATGGGCACCAATTGCAGTGCTGACGACTGAATGAATTTTGACCCCTGCCTGTGCAGCGCACCAATTGACGAAAGAACCGCACCAAGGCAACCCGTCGGCCTTTGTAAATTTGCCGTACTTTGTCAGGTTGTCGCCTTCTTCAATTGTGCCGATTTCAGCGGCGGCAACTTCGATTAGGCGTGCATTTGTTCCGTTTGGGTAACTCATGGACATGTTGGCAAGACAACTTCTTCGGGTTTTCCACCCTGAGCAGGTAAATCGCGCAATGATTGGCGATAAGTAGCCCACGCAACTTTGTCAGTTGGTGCATCTGTGTGCATTGTCCAGTCTGTGCGAGCGAGTTCGGCGTTACGCCATAATTTTATCTGTTCCCACTTTTGCTCATTTGTTGCATCTGGAAACATTGGATTGAATGTAAATGTCATTTTATGCCGCCTCGTATGTTCCTTGAAGAATTATTGTGTCAGTTGTTGTCCAAGTAAATGGAGCGGTTGCACTTAAAACGGTTGTTTGATTGTATGTTCCAGAGGTGGTTTCAAGAAACACTGTCATAAAGTTCAAGCCATTTTGTAAAATGCGGCCGTAATAAGTAGCAGTTCCAGTATCATTTAAAGTTGCATTACCAAAAAATTGATTGTTGTTTGCAGTATTTGCGCCAACTGGAAATTGCATTACCAATGAACCACTTACGGATGATGTGCTTCCTAATGTGATCGTGGCCGTAAAAAACACTGTTTTACCATCTTGACGATAGCGACCTGTTGCCGTTCCATTTCCTAAAGTAAAACCAGAAAATCCGCCTGGCGTAAATGACGTATACGTTCCCGCATCCCATTTGATACCCGTTGCAGCGGTTGAATCCGCCATAAGTATAGTGCCGTTAGCACCAACGGCTAATCTCGCGGGTGTATCGGCTGCGGTTGCTGCAATTAAATCGCCTTTGGCATCAACTATTGCATTTTGAATCGCATTTGCATCGTCGGTTGTGACCCATGTGAAGTCCATGTCAGTGTTCGACGCTTTTGAAAGAATTTGACCTGTTGTGCCACCAAGCAAATCAGCCATTGATGTGGCTACTGCTTGACCAAATGTTTCAAAGTCGGCTGGTAAATCCGTTACCAAATCGGTCGATTGTGGCATTTGCCACGAAAAGGGGGTTGTCGGGTTCGTCATGTGTTCTCCTTCTTAGGTGACAATTGTTGCACGCGCCCAGTCAAGCGTTGGCGACACGCCCGACCAAATTCGTGCTGGGGGTACTTCGTTCCATTGCAACGCCTGCAACGAATAGGCTACTGGCGAAACAATGAGTGAGATTGAAAGTTGATTGTAGGACGCCTGAAACGACCAGCCTTCAACAAATCCCTGAAAGATTGAACCCATGTTGCCTGGTAGGTCGTTGATCGCAACTGGCATTCCCATGAAAATTTCAATAAGGGCGTCGCGGTCTGCGTTGTCCAATTCCGGGTTTGTAAGATCGAAGGTTATTTCGCTAAAAATGGGTTGTGGGGTTGCGCGAAGGGTTAGGTAAAAATTGGCCTGTGCAGTGGCGTCAGCTGCATTGTGCAAGGTTGTAGTAATGATCTGCGAAAGGCTGCCATAAGTCGAAATTGAAAGTTCGTCGCTGGCGCTTTTTTCGCTGCTACTGGTTGCCCCATATTGAATCGTTACATTGTTTCGCACGTCGCCTGCGCGGGTTTCAGTCCGCAAGCCCGCCGCGCGCGCCTGGTTAGCAGTCAATTGAACGTAGCCATTTGCCGAAAGGTATTGACTGCGGTGCGTTGCGTCAGCGTAGGAAATTGCACCGTTGGCGTCTTCGTAAATGTAACCAAGTCCTGACGTGGCAAGGCGTGAAACTAGCGAATAAGCGTCGGTTCGGTCACTAGATCGCGCCGCTAGTTCATAGTCCCCAGGGGTGTCAATTTCACCCAGTCCAGCATTTTCAGCGTTAGCCCATGTCGTCGTTGGGTTGTAGTTTGCCCAAGTGATCGACGGTGCAACCTCTGACCAGTTATTGACCAGCAAATCAGTCAAGATTGTCAAAATCTGATTGCCGTCGAAATCTTTTGAAAGTACGCCATTGGTCAGTGCTTTTGGCAAACGTGCCAGGGCGCCCAGTGCCGTGATCGAATAGGTCTGGGTGAACATGGTTGAACCCACGTCGCGGACTGTCAATTCGATATCAACAACGGTGCCGCCAAAAATGGGAACATAAGTCGCGGTTGTGTCTTTGACTTGAATTGAAATCGTGGAATTCACGTTGACTGGGATTGCAGACTGGTCAAGGTCGATCAATTGAATGTTGACGTAGCCAGCCTGTGCCTGCTCATAAATGTTGGTGCGACCGCTTCGAATGGTCAAATTGGCAAGAATTGCGTCTGTGTAGTCAATGCCGTCAATTGTGACTTTCCAAATTGGATTCCACTGGGTCATGCGATTTGCAGGTTGGAAGCGCCACCTGTGCCGCGATAGTAGGAATTGTTTAAGGTGTCCACAATTGTTCGGGCAGTGCCTTCCTTGTCAAGCGCGCCTGAAACGTTGACGTTAATTGTCGTACCTCGATCGGCTTCCTCGCCAGCGCGGAATCTAGCGACGTTGAAATTGGAAGGAATGGCTGCCAGACCTGCGCTTGCAAATGCGGCAGTTTTTGCAGCCGTTGCCACACCACCGCCACCGCCACCACTGGAAACTGCGCCACCAGTAGACGGTGCTGAAATCGAAGGAATTGAAGGAACCGAAGTTGTGACCGTTGGTGTCTTGATCGAAGGCACACTGACCGTTGGTGTGGAAATCTTTGAAACATTTGGCAAAAATGGAATTGCGTTGTAAGCGCCAATTAACGCATTGATTCCAGCAACCGCACCTGAAATCAAACCATTCAAAATCTTAACAACGCCAGCAATAACGTCAATGACGCCGCCAGCGATCTTGCCCGCTACCTGTAACGCTCCGCCTAGCACTGTGCCAATGACGGGCGCAAGATAGGTTGCAACGTAACTGCCAAAAGTTGTAAAAACTTCTAGGTTGTCGCCGATTGCGTCCTTGACGTAATTGAATGCCTTGACCAGACCGTTGATGATTGGCGTGAAAACATTCACAATTGTGTTTCCAAGATTTTTAATGATTGCACCAAGACCACCACCGTCCAAACTGAACGCACCTGAAAACGCGTTAATGACCGGCAACGCACTCATGTTAATAAAGTTGATTACCTTTTCCAAAATTGGAAGTAAAGCAAAACCAATTGTTTCTTTGGCTTCGTCAAACGCAATCTGCATTCTGGCAATTCGTCCAGCATAAGTGTCAGCGTTACGGGCTGCCGCGCCACCAAATAAATCAGTGAGTTTGCTTTGCACCTGGGTGAAGTTCATTGTTTTCAATTCAGCAGCTGAAAGTCCAATTCCCAATTTGCCCAATGATGTCGTGTTGCCGTCATAGGCTTTGCCCAGCGCATTTGCAACGGCTTCAAGCGGTTTTCCAGTGGCAGTCGAAATGTCAAGTGCGGTGCTAAGTAAATCCTGGGCTTTGGTGATGTCGCCAGTTGATCGAACCAAACGCCCCAACGCTGGACGCAATGAATCATCAGCAACGCCTGACGCCAATGACATTTGAAGAATTGATTGTTCAGTGGCGGCAATTTGTTGTTTGGTTGCACCTGTAGCGTTTTCCAACGCCAGCGCTAATTGTGTTTGTGCCTTCTCGTCCTCGATCGCGGCCTTGACGCCTTCAACGCCAATCTTGATCGCGTAAGCGCCAGCGGCAGCGGCAGCGGCCACAAATGCCGCGCCAACCATTTTTCCGACCTTGCCCATTTTGTCGCCGAAAGAATCGACGTCTTTGCTGGCTGATTTCAGCGACTTGTTGAGATTGTCAACGTCACCAAGAATTGAGAGTTTAAGGGTACGACTGCCAGCCATTAGTTATACTCCTTAACGATCTTAGAAAATGATTCTTCCCATTTCTTGACGATATCTGGTTGAACGCTTCGAAGGGTTGGATAGATAAACCAACCGCGAGAACCGCGACCTTCACGACCTGACCAGACTGGGAATTGCTTGTATTTATTAGAACCAAATTCGGCACCGCCCCAAATCTGTTGGGTTGTAGCGCCACCACTTAATTTTTGTCCAGCGTAGCCAAATGAAATTTCACCAATTTTGGACGACTTAGAAACCTTTGAACCGTCGGCCACGCGATTATCCTGAAGGTTGCGGGTACGGCTTGACGCAGCGGCCTGAATCTTGCCCTGAACCCAGGTTGCCAATTCACTGGTCGCTTGTTTGGCCTGGTTTGTTGCTTCTTCGTCCATTGCTTTGAAAGAACGGACAATGGCACGCAACTCATTCTTGTCATAACTGATTGCGTCAGCTGCCATTTGCCCGTCCTTCCAGAATTTCAAGCACTGTCAAAATGTCCTCAGCCGTTTCAAATTGTTCTTTCGGTAAGTTGGTTGCTAAGGCCAACTCCCAAACAATTCGGTTTAGGCTTCCGACTGGGTGGCTTTTGGGTTTGCTTCACCGACTATCACTTCAGCGATCGTTTCAGTCCATGCTTCGATTGGCTTAACTGGTTTCCCAGCGGCTTCGCGCTTCATGGCCTGATAAGCCAGAAAGACCAAATCGGAAATACCGATTTTTTCCTGTGCCTGGCTAATCGTGTGGCCTGTGTGCTTCTCCCATTTTACCCACTCAGGTGGCGCAGCCGTGTAGGTCGCCTGCGTACCGTCGTTATATTCGATTGTGATTGGTAGTTTCATTTTTTCTCCCGATTGTTAGTTTTTAGCTGAAAGTTTCAGTAGGTGTTCCCACCACAATAAATGATAGGTCAACGGTCTGTGCGTCTGGTGCTGCCCCGCCCACTGCTGGGAATACTGGCATGACGTTGAACGCGAAAACGGCGCCTGTGACTGCAGTTAGCGAAACTGCCAAAACTGTGTTTGGTGCTGATTCGCACGCAGTCCATAGTGCTTCGCACAATGAACCTGTAGCGCCCCAGTCAGCCAGCATTGAAACGTCAAATGTCCACTGGTCGTCAATGTGCTTGTAAGCCTTGCCGTCAAGTGTTTGATACGTTTCGACGGTTGGACTGTTCGCAAGTGTTGCGCTGGTCGCC